TGTAGAAGGGGTAGCCGTGTCTTCCCAAGACGAAGTGCGTGCTGGCACCTGGAAGTCCCTTCTTGCCATCCTTTTTCGTGACTTTCATGGAGCTGAACCAGTTCAGCGTGGACATCTCGTTGATGCCACCCGTGTAGTGGTCTGTCCACCAGAGGTTTTGCACGTCTTTCAGGCGGTTTTTGGTGAACTGTACAGTTGGGAAGTACTTCTTCAGGACGTTCGAGTACTGGGCGATGCGCTTGTGTGAGTAGACCAGAAGCGCGTCTAGTCCAATTGTGGCCTCTTCAACCGTCAGAGACTGGCTGTTAACCTTGTCGAAGGTCTCTTTGACTATTTTTTCTGCGTCTGGCGCTCGTGCGTCAATTTGGTTCCAGAAACTCTTGTCGGTGATGTCGATCATTCTTCTTCTCCTCTCACTTCGGTCCGCGGCATCTGTCATAGTAGCCGCAGAACTTAGGTGTGCAGTTCCATCCAGTAGGGTCACAGCGCGGAAAGATGTCTTTCTTGATCAAATCAGCCACTTCTTCTACGTCCTCGATCAAAAGCTTGAAGTCATGTGCGGTCCGAACTGAGCGGTTCATGTCGTACTTGATCCCGCTCTTCTGTTCAAGGATAAAGTCATACCGCACTCGGAACGTCTCTTCCACGTAGGCGTAGAATGTGAGCTGTGCGGACTGCCGCACACGCTGCTCAGGCCAGCGCATGCCGGTGACCTTGAGGTCGGAGACAACTTCGACCATCGGCTGCACCCCCTCCACAAAGGCTTCTTCTTTTACGCTGTCCACGAGGTCAATAACACCGCGGAAGGGCACGGTCCCGATCTTCTTTGCGAACGTATGTTCTACTTTTACGGGGTGGATATTTGGGACGGCCTCTCGATAGTAGACGGTGAAAGCTTTGAGAGCCTTGTCTTTGATGAGACCTGGCTTCTCTTCTCCCCAATCCTCGATGTTCGGAGTCTCGTGGTCGAACGAGTCAGAGACGGCTTGGGTTGCCTCAACAAGACCCATGGGCGTCCCTGTTGCGAGCGTCTGCCGGTGCGTGACCTCAGCGCCCTTGTGTACGGCCGTGCCCTTGATCATTGCGATGCCAGGAGGGCTGATGAGCTTGTGGATGTGCCGGAATTCATAACGGCGAGGGCACTTTCTGTAGGTGTCGAACTGAGAGGGGGACATGACTCCCGAGGGCAGGCCAGGGTCCATGAAGTCTGGGGGATAGATGAACTTGCGTTCGTGGCTTTCTGCGGGTTCAGGCTTTTCGTCTTCTTCGTCACTCATCTGTGTCTCCTGCGAGTGGATTGCGGGGTTCAAGAGATTCCCCGGGCATTAAGTTTCGTTTCAGTTTCTTTCCTGCCTTGCCCACCTTCGGTGGGCGTGAAGCTAGCGCGGCACTCTCTTTTGCTAGATCTTCAAGGGTCTTGCCGTCGTCTTCTGGGTCCATGCTTGTGATAACGTGCTGTTTAACCACGCGCACTGGTTCCTCGTACGTTGGTTCTTCGTCATCCACCCCAAGCGCCCCCGTGGCATCATGAATCACGACCTCGAACGGGTCAGCGTGGACTTCGACGTTCTCTTCGCTAAGCTTTCGGTTCATTGCTTTACCGAGTAAAGCAACGACGTCTGCTTTCTCCAGGATTACTCTCATCTTTTTATCTCCTTAGCTGACGGTTTACGCAGTAAAAGAGGAAATGAACTCACTGATGCGCTGGTCCAACCCTCTTCCCTGCAAAGCCGCGTGTTCAGCCGTGTAGAACTGTATGTCATGTGTCGGGTGCTGTGTCTCTTCCGCACGCAAGAGGTATCGTCCAAAAGGAAAAACGAGTAGGTACCAATCCGTGTCCAATTTTTTCTGTTTGAAGCTCATGAAGTATCCGAATCTTTTTCCTGCTCTGGACATGCGGATTGTCAGGTGCTTTATGACGCCAGTTCCAGGAAGTAGAACACGCAGAGTATTAACTCCTCGACTCGTGTTTTTGGTCACCACCAAGTCGTATTCTTTGAGGTAGGGAATTACGTTTTCCCTGATTTCTTCCTGAACTTGTTCTTTGGTTCCTCTTATACGGATATCTTTAGGACGTGATCCCTTTTTCTTCGGGGGAGGGAAAAGACGGACTAATAACTCCTGGCTTTTGATTGCCTCTCCCCCTTGTATATCGTAGTGATGCATTACCAAGGATTCGAACAACGAGTCGGAAGAAATACTCAAGAGCCCCGCAAGAAGGTCAATCGGAATCTTCATGTTCTGAGCCTCGTTCCCATTCATCACAAACGCCAGACGTTTCGACTTGATGCGCCGCGGCCCACTCTATCCAAATCTCCGCAAGTTTATCCCAAGCCGCGTCGTGGGCTTCCATGTCTTCATCCCGAGAGGGTGTGCCTTGTTTCATCATTATCTCCGCGAATCCTTCGCCGGAATAATCACACCCGCAGAGGGGCCGATCAGACCCGTCTTTCTGGCAAAAGTATTCGCTTGGTTCAGAATAAAGATCCAAGACGGTACAGTGTTTACATGTTATGCAGCTATTTTGAACCCTATAAGCCGAAGGCCGCTTGTTTTCCATGTCTACTTTTCTCCTTTGATCTCCTTAGGACGAGTGACCCCCCTGGGCACCGAAGTCTCCATCTTGCAGCCCACATCCCACGCCTTGATGCCGGCCTTCTGGCAAGCCGCATAGCGCGTACAGGTGAGACAGTTCGCCTTCTCAGTGAGCAGCTTGCTGACATCTTGTCGCAGGTTGAGCGCGGCCATTTGATTCTCTTCGACCGTGTTTTTCGCGATCAGGTTATAGACGATGGTTTTTTCTGTCTGCGTAATTCGGTGACTTCGTTTTAGTGACTGGTCCCAATCGTCCAATTTCCAGGATCTTCCGTAGTAGACCATGTAGCGAGACGCCACTAAGTCTATGGAGATGCCCGTATTGATCTTCCCTAGATAAACCCTGTAATTCTGTGTGCTGAACTTCTCCGCGAGCTCAACGGCCTTGGACGAATTACTTGCGTCTACTCTGATGTGCTTCAGTTTCTTGCGCGTTAGAAGCTCCTGGACATCGCCTATCTCGACATCGAAGTAGGTCCAGATCACGACCTTGTGCTCAGGATCTTCCAGGATATCATCTAAAAGATCGTCAAGCGCGTCTAACTTGGCGTTCGTGCCAAAGCGCATCGTCCTTCTTGGGAGTTCAGCCGCGCGAAAACAATGAGGACTGCCTGGCGGGATCTTTGCTTCAACACAGGTCACTTTTGAAGGACAAGTATCGCAGACAGTCGTAGATGGCCGGCTGTAGTAGAATCCGCTACAGATTTCCAGGAGCTTGCCGATGCGTACTGCGCCGTTGGCGAATGGGAATTCATCATTCGGAAGGCTGTTTTCCTTAACGGCGTAGTTATAAACATTGACCTGCTCTGGATATAGATCGAAGTACATGGGGACGAACTGCTGCTCCGGCATGTCCTTGCAGTCCTTGAGCTTCTTTTCAAAGGATATGTCTGCAACAATCTTGTTCAAGATATGTAAATTCTTGAAGCCCGTCACAACATGTTTATTCCAGGGGGAGAAATTGACGTATTTACGCTGGAATGCTGCGTAATCTTCAGGAATGAGATAGGGCGCCAAAAACTTGAGTTGTGGGTAGAGGTCCCTAGGGTCTCCCTGTGTTAACGTACCGGTGAGCAGGTACCGCCTTGTGGCCTGTGCAGCTAGCCGCATGCAAACTTTTGTTTGAACGCTACTCAGATGCTTGATTCTGTGTGATTCGTCCGCAACGATAATCTTGTAGGGGATTTGTGTGAGCCATTGGGGTTCTGTTGTCAGCGCCGCTACTTCTTCTTTCAGCTCTTTTCGTGTCTTCCCTGAGAGAGTTTCTTGGATGAGCCGTACTTGTGTTTTGGGGTCGTTGACTTGTCTGACCAAGTCCAGATCGGCCTTGGGAAGTGGAAAGCGAGCCCCAACCAGCGCTTTACGCGCCGCTAGATGCAGCATGGGCAAGCCGTAGAGCCGTGCCGTGTCGAACGGTACGGTCACGACGTCAAAATCTTTGGCCTCTTTCAAGCCTTCGAGCTTGTTCTCCCTGGAGTTAACGAGGGGGAGACAGGAGAGCGCATTGCCGACATGCTTGATAATCTCCTTTTGCCAATTCTTGGCTGCGACAAGAGGACACAAGATGAGCGTTGGTTGTTTCAGCGCTTGAACTAGCTCGATGACGACAAGACTTTTGCCGGTGCCCATTTCCCAACCAAGAATGTAGCGAAAATTGAGATACAAAAGATTCAAACCTTCGTTTTGATGTTTGAAATTACCGCAAACATTCGGAAGGAGGGTAGTTTCTGTATTTTTGATGATCCACTCTTGTGCTTTTACACCGTAAATCGCTTCCGGAGAAACCGTCTTGAGATCGGACAGAACTTTTGGGAGAAAGGGGTGAAATGCTGGAAAGTAATATCGTCGGTCGTTTTTGCTCAAGGTTGAACCAAAAACACGGGCCCAGCGGGCGGAGAGATCATCAACATAAAAAACAGGTGTCCCACCCGAGACAGAGGTTAGGCCTATAACATTCATAGTTATTCTCCTGTATAGTTCTTCTTTATACCCCCTAAACTATTTTAATTTTAACGGGAAAACTTTTTTCTCTTAAAGGCACATTCTCTGCGGAGATTTATTGCTTTTCCTATTTTGTGTGTTGTGGCTGGCGGGTGTGCAAGATACTTCAGTGCTGCACGTAGAGTATCAGGGTTATCTTTAATGAATCCCAACATAGCATTACAGGCTATACACAATAAACCTCGAATTTTTCCGTTTTCGTGGTCATGGTCAACATGAAACCTATTATTCTTTTTACCGATTTTCGGATCTGTCCGTCCGCAAATAGCACATTTGCCTTTCTGTTCTGCTAATAGGGCCGTATAGTCGTTTAGACTAATGCCGAATGTTTGTAGTAGGTTTTTATTTCGGTAGTGGTCCTTATTATTTTGATAATGAATTTTTGCTGCGGCAGATATGGTTTCTTTGTGTTCTACATACCATGCCCGACAACGAATTTTCCTTTGTTTTCTGTAGCTAGGACGTACCGCAGCCCAAAGTTTTTCTTTGCGGCTTCTGCATTCTCGGCAACGTGATTGATGCCCATCTGCCTCACAAGCGTGTTTTCCAAAAGCGGAAAGAGGCTTAGACTTCTTGCATTTTACACAGGTTTTCATATAGTGACTCCATGGCATTACGCTTTCAATGTGAGACCAAGTCCACACATTTGATTGGTGTTAGTGGCGACTCGGAACAAAAAAGTCTGATGTACCTATTTTCTTTTCTTCGGTCGATCCCAATAAGGCGACCGGCATTTTGCGCACCGAGGAACTTCCTCCTTGCGCGGCACCCATTCATACCCACAGCGCAGGCACTTCAGTTTTTGAAGCTTGACTTTCATAGCCATATGGATACCCTAAAAGACAGTCGCGAACAACCAGAAAGGAGAGCGGCGATTTTGCAGTCAGTTTTCACTGACCGGCTCGCCGCGTAATATACTATGGGCACATTCGGCGGGGGAAATACGTTGTGGATGGATCCCTATAGTTACGACGTCAGCAAGGGAGGGTCGCACCCGAGCCCCTACTTCACATACGGCCAAGTGTATTCTCCGAAAAGACTTAAAGAGTTATTCAAGTGGACCGAGTTCCTTTTTTATAATAGTTCTTCCATCTATGCTGCTCTCCGAAAATTCGGTGAATATCCCATCACCGAGTTCCTCTACGAGACGACCAATCAAGCGCTCAAGAGCAAACATAGGTTTCTCATTGAAAATGTTATTAGGGGGCGCGAGCTGCTCATCAAGGCGACCCTGGATAAGTATGTTTACGGGAACGCTTTCCTATCTATGTACCAACCCTTCATACGATTTCTGAAATGTCCGCATTGTACCGTACGGACAAATATCCAGAACATCAAATACAAGTTTAACGTCAAGAAGCTTACCTTCTCGTATAAATGTGCTGCCTGCAAGATGAATGTCATTGCCGGAGAGAAGGATGTCGAAGATAGAAAGATCCTGGTAAGCAAGCGCATAAACTTCATTAGGTGGGATCCCAAGCTTATGGATATAGACCACAACAAATATACCGGAGAGAGTATTTACTATTATACCATCCCTCGCGAGGACATACAAAAAGTCAACAATGGGCATAAGACGCTCATCGACTCGATGCCTCTAGAGTTCTTGCGAGCTATCAAGAATGAGAAGCAATTCCGTTTTGCACCAGATGCACTTTTCCACATGAAAGTTGGGGGGCCCGCGGGTATTAATCCTCAATGGGGTTTGCCCCCGTTGCTTGCGGCTCTTCAACTCTTCCACTATGCACAGATTCTGAAGAAGGCCAACGAGGCCATCGCGCTCGACTACTTGGTGCCCTTGCGCGTTCTGCATCCCGCGCAGTCATCGAACAACGCTGATCCCCTGACGACCATCTCTCTTGAGCGTTGGATGGCGGAGATGACCACCCACTTTAAAATGCAAAGGAAGGACCCTTTGCATATCATGTTCGCCCCCGTTCCTGTCGGCGTTACGCAGATTGGCGGAAACGGGCGTGCACTTTTAACGCTTGGTGAGCAGCAAGAGGCGGAAAGAAACATCATCGCGGCTCTTGGTGTGCCTCAAGAGTTCCTCTACGGCGGCATGACGAAGAGCGGAATGGAGGCGACCCTCAGGCTCATCGAGAACCAACTTCAGACGCACATCAACGACCTCAAAGACCTTCTTCAGTGGGTCGACGACAGCTGCGCGAAGTTCCTGGGCTGGGAGCGCATACGAGTAGATATGAGTGACTTTACAATGACTGAGGATAACACCCAAAAGCAGATGATCATGAACCTCTTCATGGCCGGCCAGCAGCAGGGCGCCCCAATCATTTCGCAGACAACCATGGCCGAACTCTACGACATCGACCTGAACAAAGAGGAGACTCGCATCAAGCAAGAAGCCCTGGATGCGATTCGCCGGCAAAACGACATCCAAAAAGAGGTCGCGAAGATTCAGAATAACGTTGCTACTCAGGCT